CACAAATGGGCGCGTTAATGAATAAACTGGTAGATCAAAAAGGATCGACCATCTCCGATTATTTGCAGTCTGGAGTAAAGAATTATGAACGTACATCATCTGGAATCTGGATGCTCTATCCAAACTCAATCAAGTACGATACTGGTGCAAACTGGGCGGAGTTGAATTCTGAACCAAACGCGATTGGTCTGCTTGGTACGCAGTCTTCCGAAGGTGGTCTTGGTATTGGCAATATGACTAGCACGTTAGCCCGAGAGGGCGCAATTGCTGGTTTGAATGCGACAAGTAAAGGAACTGGTCTTGGAAACGCGATAACAAAGTCTGTTCAGAATACCTATAACGACATGACGTTCAATAACATGCAACGAAGAAAGTTCCAGTTCTCTTGGACGCTCGTTCCTCGAAATATGACAGAGTTATATTCGATTGATCTTATCATTCGTCTGATGCGCTTCCATGCGTCTCCATCATATGATGATGTTGGCGCACAAGGCACGTACTTGACATTCCCAGGGCATATTGACGTTGAATGGTATACCAAAAACGGAAATAATTATACTCAGAATGCATGGCTGCCTAAGATATCAACCTGCGTTATTCTGAGTGTGGACACGGATTATTCACCTAATAACCAATATTCGTTCTTGGCGAATAGCGGTGCACCTGCACAAATTGATTTGGCTCTGACCATCTCAGAAACCCAGCCATTGCTCAAAAACGACGTGGCGCGAGGATTTTAATCTAGAAAATCGTAATAAAGACTTACGATAAACAAGATAATAATTATCACAAATAATATTGTCATAAGAATCTTCCGTTTGCCATTCTGTACCAATCCGGTTTGAGTGCGATCTTTTCTCTGTTCTTTGCTTGAATAAGATCAAGTGCTCCATTTGTTGGAGTATATCCTTTATTGAACAACGGATTTTCAAATATCAAGTCAGGATCCAATCTGGACTCTCTGTTGAAACAAATACCGCGACGGTCTAACTCCTCCCTAATACTTTGATATCTAAATTTAAGATACCTGCCCTTATCATAGAAGAACATGACATGGCCCTTGCCTAGGGTGAATTCTTTTGGAATTCGAGAAAGTACGCCATGGAATCCATGTGCATTTATTCTTCTTGACAGCGCTTTCGGCACCATCTTGATTTCACGAAATTCCGCGAACAAATGCTGATCGTAAAGTTCAGATGGAGGTACTAGATTGATTCTGGTCATTTAGAATATTCAACGCATTCTTCATGCATTCAAGTAGTGTGTTCATTTTACACATCAACACATTTATTGCCAATAAATATCAGAACATCATAAGAATCAATCAGATATGTACCTAGACACACTCAATCCTATCATATTTCCATTGCTTGACGGCAACACCACAGTTCCGTTCAGCGTCAGAGATATTACAGCACGTGTCCTACTCAACATGTCGGACAAAGACCTCATTTCGGTTACAAGTCCATACACCATTCTCGACGGTGAGGCACCCGAAGACATTTCCAATAAACTTTATGGAAATCCACACTATTTCTGGGTTATTCTAATTATCAATAACATATATGATGTATATTCTGATTGGTGTCTTTCTCAAAATGAATTAGTCGATTATTGTACCGACATATACGGAGATTCAATAAATGCATTGGTTTATCTCATTGACGATTATAATAATATTGTTGCACCTTATGGAATTAATGATGTAAGTACCGCAACGACATATTCTGGACCAGTTACCGCAGTCTCAAACTTTCAATGGGAAAGTATTCTTAACGAAAAGAAGCGAGTCATTAGAGTCCTGCAACCATCATATCTGGCAACCTTTGTCAATATGTACTTGAAGAAAATGAGTTCCGCTATATGACCCCCAGTTATGATTCGACGGGATCCGCTGGCACATTAACTGCTGGAGGTGACGTTACTTGGTTATATTGCAGTCTGACCAACTTCGGTTCAGTGCCGATTGATCCTGCGTATACGGTCGATCTTCTGGGTTTGTCTCCAGAAATAAATCTCTATGAAGATATCATGAGCCCGACGATGTACGGCAACATGGTTATCGTAGACACACATAACTTGATTTCGAGATTGCCCATCATCGGAATGGAAACTCTTTTTCTAGGTTTCAGAACCCCCGGTGTAACCAATACAGTCGAAAAAGTGTTCAAGGTCTTCAAAGTCTCTGACAGAACGATCACAGGTAATAAGCAAACGTACAAACTACACTTCATTTCCAATGATGCATATGCAGACGTGAGAAATTCGATCAATGGAGCATTCAAGGGAACACCAGGGCAGATCATCGCCCAGATTCTGACAATCGCACAAAACTGGGATGCCTACGATAAGACTGTTCCTATGAATTCGTCTTCTCAAGGAAATACTAACGGTCCAGGAGCAACGTATTGGAATCAGGGTACAACCGAAGACGGAGCAACAATCGAAACAGATCAATTGAACCAGGTCAAATTCGTATCCCCGCAATGGTCCACCTTCGAGTGCATCAAGTGGTGTGAAAAAATGGCAGTTAGAGACGATGGTAATACCCAATTTCCTGTGGCAGACTACGTATTCTATGAATCAAGTCAAGCATACTACTTTCAAGCATTCGGTGAACTATTCCGTGATGATCCTGTCGATTACTTCAACTGGGATCACTCACAATCGAATGGCGTCCCACAAGAAATGATGATCAAAATAATCGATCTAAGACACCGAAAGATCGTTGACAATCTGACAGCATTCTTGAACAGAGCATACGGGCAGACCTCTTTCAATAATGACATGTTCTTGAAGACATTGAATACCTCCGTCTGGTCATATCATGATACGTATACTTACAACTTTGGGGCAACTTCTGATAGTAGCACCTCAATTCTTCCTGAATATCCAAAGTCACTAGCAGACCCGTCAAATCCACAACTATACAACATCGCTCCAGATGCGAACATTGCCGTCACGGACATGAATCGATTGACTCATGATCTACCAGATGATTATGAAAAATATTCCACCTTGAGTCGAATTCCCGCATTCAATTTCCTAGAAATGAATCAGATTGATATCGACATATGGGGAAGAAGTTGGCTAGAAGTTGGTGACATGATCAATATAAATCAAGGTAATTATACTCAAGACGTTGATCCCGCCACCGGGCAATCATTGAATGTGGATGATACAAAGACAAGTGGTAACTGGTTAGTAACAGCCATTCATCATAGATTGTCACCTAACCAACATAAGATGACCGTTCAATGCGTTAGAAATTCGACTGAACAAGCCGTAACGCCGTTGGTTGCTTCCTAGGTTTTTCTTTTTATGGGAGCATCAACTACCACGAGTCTGCTCAATGTTCTGGTCACCGCGACGTAACATAAATTATTCTCTTGATCCAGTTCCCAATCGCGGGAAGCGTAATTTTCGTTAACTTTTGCCAGTAGTCAGTCTTCCACTCCCGACCCTTAGCCTTGTGGATAGACGAAAGAATGGCATATCTACTGTCCAGCTTACTTCCGAGCATTCTGTTTATTTCAGCCAATAGAGAATCAACGGATCGGCCTCCTTTGTATTTGACCCGGCGAATAATTATATTAATACAATCAACCTGTTCATTAATACTCGCAACGTCAGACATTCTCTCTAATTTTGTGTATTTTGCAACATATTTGGTTCGAAATTTCTCAAGTCTCAGTAGCAACTCATCAAGATCATGTACCGTACCCATCTTCTTCACGATAGATTCCAGCCCAACTCCAATGTCGCAACCTTCTACCTTAGCAGATACTCCAGCGTTTATAAATTTGTAGGCGAGATTAACAAGAGGAGCATTAAATCTGCACAAAATAACGTCACCCAGCTTCGATTTTGTAACATCATCATGAGAAATGAATTCTACTGTTCCTTCTTTCGCGGCATCAGCAGGTCTAATATGACTCACAAACGACTGTGCATAAGCAACTACACTCTTTGGGCAACGATACGTTGTTGCCAACCCAAGTCTAACAGCGCCGCATTCGGCCGCAATTAAATCCAGCGCATTGGAATTTGCTCCAGTAAATCCGTAAATAGCTTGATGTTTATCACCAACTGCGACAAGTCTTCCGTCATCTTTCAACGACTTTAACGAAATCATTCTACGAATGCCATTCGTATCCCGAGCTTCATCAATAAGCAACCAATCATATTTTTTTTAAGATTGCAGTTAAATAACAAGGGCAGATAAATCATGACAACAAAGTCAACAATAACAAGAATCTTATTTGATTCAAGCAAAACGTCCCGCGCTAGGTTAATAACGATAGTATCATCGTCAACACCTCCGATGTGAACCAAAATATCATTCCAGTGAGAATCTTCAAATGAGGTAGTGATACCCCACACCAAACTGTTTTGCCCATGATACTAACTTCAGCACATCAGATTCTAGTGGCCAATGCAGATTTTTTTTAGGAATCATATTTCTAAAATATTCGAACATTTATACGAATCCACTTTAAGCGAAGGAGTAATCTTGTAACATGCGACAATACCTACCGTATGTAACGTTGAAATTGTTATATTCTTACTCTTGGGAGCTTTAGATTTAATATCTTCAACAATTGCTTTATTATAAGCACCAAACAAAACATTACCTTCCATTAGATGTAACGCTTTAACAAGCGTAGTTGTTTTGCCTGCTACTGCAACAGCTTCAAGAACACACGATCACTTACCAGTCTTAATCCAGTCGAAGAATGCAACTTGTTGGTCTGATGGAATAAACATAGAATGAACCATAATAAGTGCAGTATGATTATTATATGTATGAGTGTCAAATAAAAGTCAAGAATGAATATTTCCCACGCATCATACAGTTACTATCTAATGCTTCGCATTATCCCTCTTACTTCGTAAGAGTGATGTTATTTGTTTAGTTTTAATCTATAAATTAGATAATTGATGCACGATGGAGCACAGGCATAGTTTCCCATTCCAGGGGCTATACCTGGCGATGCATGACATCGCAACTGGCATCCAAAGAATGAAACCTTGTATAATAAGGTAAGCCCTGGTCGTCCTGTAGGCTTTTACACATGTAGTCGGAATTTAATCCCGGCGGAACCATATAGCTAGTCTTTGGAACACATAACGCTATATGATTTGGTGGCACCTCCCCACCTCATGAGAACTGTCGCTCTCTTTTATATTTTACGTTTTGCCGTGGTCCCCCTCGCATATATGCGGAGTTGTCAACGAATAAACTATCGGAACATCCGATAATTCACTTTCTCTCACACCGATCTATCGGCTTGTGGCTATGTAATTTTGGTGATGCACGTCGGTAAACGAATTTGTAAACGGATTTAAGTCGGAAGCAACTATTCATGCCTTCAGCAATTTTTATGATCCATCGGGGATTGTACCGCATGGCCCAGGCTTTCGCGTCATTCAAATTACTGCATAAATAGTTTCGTAACGGGACAGGGATGCAATGTCCTTGCTGATTGATCTCCTTCAAAATGCAATCATCTAACCGTTACTCTATCGTACTCTTTTTTGTACGGATGTCAAATTTATTTTGGTACAAATTATTTCTCAATTGTAACAAAATGTTACAACTTGTTACAGGATGTTACAAACAAGATGGAATTATATTTTGGAGTAGTTGAATCACGTAAAGATCCGCTAAAGATGGGGCGTTGTAAGGTGCGGGTAATCGGGGTTCATTGCCCGGATCGTGTTATTCTTCCTACGGATGATCTTCCATGGGCGATGCCTATGACTCCGATTACCTCTGCAAGCATGAACGGTATCGGTGAATCCCCAACTGGTGTTGTTGAAGGAACGTATGTTGCAGTATTTTTCCTTGATGGTAATGATAAACAAAAACCTGTGATGATGGGTACTTTTCCGGGCTGGCCCATGTCAACTCCAGGCAATGTACAATCGGTTACAGCCGGATCAATTGTTCCGCCAGCTAGCCCAACAACATCATCAGATTTACCATCATCAGTTGCTCCACCTCCTGGAGTGAATCCTACTGCGCCAGCGCCATCGAATCCAAGCGATTGTTCGTTTTCTTTGGGGTCTTTATCTGGCGCTCAGGTATGCAAACTGAAAGCAGAGATTGCGAAATATGAATCTGGTGGTAAACCAAATCCGTATTCTGTTGAGAACAGTATCGGTTATATTGGCAAGTATCAGTTTGGTGTGGGCGCATTAATTGACACTGGTTACATCAAGAACATGCCATGGAGGGGAAAGAAACTTGCTCCGATCACTGGAAACCCAGCGAACTGGACAGGTAAAGACGGAGTAACGTCTAAACAAGCATGGTTCAACTCACCTGCTGCTCAAGAAAATGCCATGAATATTCTTCTCGGAAAAGAATATCGCTACGCGAAACTTGACTCTGGTGTTCCGCCTGAGAAGACTGCTGGTGTACTCGCTGCATGTCATCTTGTGGGAGCAGGTCCAGTCAATAAATGGCTGGCGGGTGGACCAACAAAATCTGACAAGTACGGTACGAATTGTTCAACGTATTATAAGGCTGGATATGCAGCAATCGCGGGCACTTCAACTAACGAGATACCAACAAGAGAAAATCTTCACAGTGCTGCCGTTGCTTCTACTGCTCCTCCTTCGACTCCTGCTCCAGCGACTCCTATTATTGTCGATCCAACAAGTTCATCAACGCCCGCCCCGTCAAATCCGCCAGTTGCAGTTTCACCTAACATGGGATTCGTTGATCCTAACGGAAAATATCCTCAATCGGATTTCTTGAATGAGGCAGATTGTAATCGTCTTGCTCGTAACGAAAAGATTGACCAAACCGTAGTATCAGATAAGCGTGACGGAAGAACTACAGGCAACGTTGTCGCTAACGGCGGTGGTGCATGGGATCAACCAACGGTACCGTATGCATCTCAATATCCATATAATCATGTGTATCAATCTGAGTCTGGGCATCTTCTAGAGTTTGATGATACAGCCGGCGCAGAACGTATTCACTTGTATCATAAGACGGGAACGTTCACTGAGATTGATTGTAATGGTACGCAAGTCAACAAGATTGTGGGCAACGGATATACGATCATCGATAGCGATGGTTATATCTCAATCAGCGGGCAAGCAACAGTTTCGGTAACCGGAAATTGTTCTATCTTCGTTGCTGCTGACTGTCATCTAGACGTTCAAGGCGACATAAACGTCCACGCAGCAGGAACCACGAATCTTCATTCTGAGGGTCAGATTTCGTTTCAATGTGATGATTCTCTGGAAATTGAATGTACAGACTTCAAGTTGAAGTGCGACACGTTCAACGTAGCGTCAACTGGCAAGACACAGATAAAATCCGGGTCAGATATGAATCTTCTAGGTTCAACTATTTCTGGTCGATCATCTGGAATTATTGCGTTTGATGGAACCAAGGTAATCAACATGTCGGGTGTTGCAAAATCTGCTGCGCCGTTGGTACCAGCGTTACAGTTTGATTCTAATTCACCAGAGTTCATATTGTTGCATACCCCGTCAGCAGAAAATAACGCGAACATGCAGATTGAAGAAATGACTACCGATGAAATGATTGCGGTAGGAATCGATCCTACTAATCCAGAATTCGCCGGCGGCACACCTGGCGATCCAGATACGACTCCGACGAATCCTCCGCCAGCCCGGATTGTTTCGTGTTCACAACTACCCGCAACACTAACTAAGAGTACTAGACTTACACCTAACTTCACTATCGGTAAACTGTGCTCTGGCGAAGAGGCCAGGGCGGTCGGCGGAATGATTCTGCCTCAACATGGGCTAACGGTAGCACAACAAGCATGTAACATGTATGCTCTAGCCGTGAATTGTCTTGAGCCAATTCTGGCCGCTTATCCTGACATGAAATTGAATTCTGGTTGGAGACCTTCTGGTAACAGGTATTCTAAAACAGAAACAGGTAAGACTTCTCAACATGAACTAGGAATGGCAGCGGATCTGACGTTTACTTCGATTTATGGTAAACGTGCTGAGTTATTCAAACGTGCTCAAGAAATAAAGAATCTTGTTCCGTTCGACCAATTGATATATGAAGTGCGTGGAAAGTCGGTATGGATTCACGTGTCATTTAATCCCGCATTACCGACTCAACGCAAGATGTTGATCACTTTTAACGGTGGGAAAACTACACATGGTTTAAATCAGATAAATTAATCTAAGCATTGGAGCCAGACGCTTCCAGCGCATCTAATTTACAAAATTGACGTTTTGCTAGTCGTAGCACAATAAAAGGGAGCCTTAGGCTCCCTTTTTATTTTGACTATCTTTACTGATTAGTCATCTGCTGCAAGACTACGAAAGAACGACATATCATCATCGTCATCATCACTGGTTACTGCGGGTTTGGATGCCGTTGTTACGGGCTGGTTCATCTTTACCGCGTTATCAAAAGGGTTGTCATCTTCCTCTGTCATATCGGAGGTTGACGTGCTCATTTGAGTTGGCTTTGCAGTCCCACCAGCAGTTACCTTAGGGTTGTCATCTTCCTCTGTCATATCGGAGGTTGACGTGCTCATTTGAGTTGGCTTTGCAGTCCCACCAGCAGTTACCTTTAGGAAACGCTTTTTCAGGTCTTCGTAACTCTTGAACATCTTCTCGTCGTTATAGACGGAAAGATCGAACAACTTTTTCCAATCAATATCACATGTAGAGACATTATCGAAACTCGACTTCTCAAAGTTTGCGTATTTTTCAACCCTGCGAATCTTCAACTTGAAGTTAGCACCTTCCGTTAAACTGAACGGATCGATTGCTACTGCTTCACCGGCATCGAGTTCAACCAGCGGAGGCTGCATCGCGGTTGCAATCATATCAAAGATTTTCTTGCCATACTTGAACTTGAAAATCTTACCTTCGTTCTGAGGATTCTTTGGATCGGAAATGACTTTGATGTTGGAAATGAATGATGTACGACGCTTGCGCTTGCGAACGACTCCCTTGTCGGATTCCAAACCCGAATTCCAAAGAGGACCATTTGCTTCACATACCGGGCATTCTTTATCGATTGTGGTTGGGCACTTCTCGATGAACCAGCCGCCCGGACCTTGGAAACCATGGTCGAATATTTTGGTGAATGGAAGTTGATCGTCGGACTTTGCTGGAAGAAAACGAATGACAGCGAAACCATTACCAGCACTGTCTGTTTCACACCGCCAGAAATCTTCCTTATTATCATCTTGGTTTGAATAGCTGCCCGCTTGTAACT